CCGGATCCATAGGCTGTGGCGGCTGTGGTGCTGGCAAGATGTCGTCGATGTTCTTAACATCCAGCGCATCGTACATCCGGCGGTAGGCTTCATACAGATTATGCATCTGCGGCGCGGCCTGTGCCAGTTGCAATTGTGTTTGAGCCAAAGACATACGCTGTGACATAGAGAAGATGTTCGGATCTGATACAGGTAGTACGTCAATACGACCATCAAAGTCCTGCGCCATAATCTCAGCAGGGATATTAGCACCTACAAAGTATGGATACGGGATTGGGTTCTCGGCGAAGATCTCCGCCAACATCCGAAACTCGTTCTTCTGTGCATAGTGCAGGCGCTTATGAATGCTCGAAATAATCTTCGAGCCCTGCTCAATTAGTGCAACTGTCGTTCCCACGGGAGCTTGGGAGTTGACATCTGCGATCTTAGCATCAGCGACTTGTGCAAATCGTCTGCCCGAATCAACAACCACCCCGAGGAGTTGAGCAAGCGTACCAGAAGGTTCCTTGTATGGTAGGGGAATAATAGAATTCCGAAGATCACCGCCGGGAGCGTCAATATCACGAAACTCGCCGGGAGAAAGCGGTTCGTCATCATTTCTGATACGAACACCACGAGCTTTGAAGCCAGCCGGGAGATTAGATAAAGTCCCCGCGTCGATAAGCTGTCTGAGAATTGATGTTGCTGCACGAGATAAACCACCTATTGTGTGTAACAGGCCAAAGCCATAGAAGCCAAAACCCGGTAAAAACTTAAAGTGTGTGAAGAACTGACGACGGCGCTTTAGCGGATCCGCTTCTCTGTAGCTTCTAACAATGCTGAGAATTTCGCCAGAAGCTTCATCAAGAGTAACAATATACGGCAGCTTAATGCCCGTATCTTCCCCATCGGGTCCAATGTCTTCAAAACCTTCCAAGTCGAGATCAACGTGGATTTCATATAATGTATAGACATCGTCACTATAATTTGGACGTATGCCTGTAAGCTCGTTAGCACGTCCTTGGATAGTGCCTTCATCTTCTGTATCATCGCTTGCTGATAATTCAACATCTCTATATATCCCTGCAACCTGCATCTTGCGGACTTCGTTTTCTGTCATACGCACGATGTGTGTCACACGCTCTGCTGTCCGCAAATCAGAGGCAGTGTACGGCACAATCAAATCTTCAGCAGGTACAAACTTAGACACCGCCCGTTGCTTGGTCGGGTCGAAGTACACCTTCTTAAATGTAGACCCTGTCAGTGGCAAGTAGTACAGCATCTGATCTGTGTCTGGGTCGAACTCTTCCATCACCTCAGTGATTTGGTAGTTCATAAAATCTTTAACGCGCTTGGCCTGATCCTCAATCTCGCGGGTCGGCGCACCAATAACCTGTGTCTTTACAGGACCGCCAGATGGTAACATCTCTTTGTAAGCCTGCGCTTGAAACTGCGTTACAGCCTCTGACAACAAAGGATGATGAACGCCGCTGGCCCCCAAAAACGGCTCATTGCGCTCTTCGTAATTAATGCCAAGTAACCCCAGACCTTTGGCAATGGCTTCTTCCCACTCTTCGCGGGAATCCATGTCGTCCTTAACTTTTGAACGTAGGTCCGAAGACAACTCACCAAGAATGCTATCGTCTAATATTTCAGCGAGGTTTGCATTGTGGTCATAGACTTCCGCCTCAACCTCAATCATCTGGTCTTCTTCGCCAATAAGCTCAATACCTTCAGGCAACTCATCGCCCATAGGTAATTCGATCTGCATCTCTTCAGGCATTAGTTGTGATGAGCCACCCGGACCCATCGCCATATCAACCATCTGTGGGGGTAGTGCCATTAAAATGTTCCTTTGAATGTACCGCCGCGCCTTTTCATCACAGCCTTGCCAGTGTAGCCGCCCATCTTCTTACCAAAGCCAATCTGATCCGCCAAGGACATTCCTTGTTCTTCATATTCTTTGGCTGGGCCAATAATCGTGCCGCCTACATATTCGCCGTCTTCGTTCTTTGTCGCACCAACCACAGCCATAAGCTTGCCGTTGATCATTCTGGTTGTAACTTTAGCCATCAGAATACACCCTTAAATGTGCCGCCACGAGCTTTCATTACAGCGCCGCCGCATTTTTTACCTTTAATTGTCTTGCCCGGTAGTGTGCCTGTAGTATCAAAACTTACACCAGAAGATTTTTTCTTTGGCTTTGACTTTGGCAATACCTTCGGTGTTGGGGCTTCTTTCCTTGCAGGTGTCATGTCCCGATAAGCTTCGTAAACTTTTGGTTCTTCACGACGCTGTGCAATGCCGAGAAACTCCTCGCCGAGAAACTCTTGCTGCTGACGCGACTTCTTGTGACTTGTAATACGTTTTCTTGATGCCATCAGAATACACCCTTAAATCTCTGTGGGCGTGAGATAGGACTATACCCCTTGATCATCCCGCCATCACGTTTGTTTTGTTTGCCGTATACTTTAGGAAATATGACCTTGTTTAAATAGTCGTACTGATTGTCAGTCAGTTTTGTTACGTCGCCGCTAATTCCTATAATACGAATTTCTTTTTCGGTGCGACCGTCAATCTTTTTGTCTTTTGACATTACATCACTTCCCTTGCCATCGCGCCAATACCGCCGCGAACATCGACGTGACCGCCCTTATTGTAAGCGCTAGGGACCTTTTTAGCAACATCGGCTCCCTTATTTCCTTTACGAATGTCAATCATTCTGTATTTAGCTAGCTCTGGTTTGCCCTGCTGTGCATACCCGCCTAGACTTACATACTTAGAACCATCCTGTGTTTTGGCGTTCAGACGCTCTAGCTCTTCAATTTCAAACCCTTCTTTAACAAGACCACTCAATGCAGCGTCAAGTGCTTCACCAGAGTTTTGAAAGTGACCACGCATGTTTTGCTCACTGTTAATGTATGAACTACCACCCGCGTATTTTTCTTTGGCTATGTTTTTTATTCCATCTGGCGTTAAATATTTTAAATATTCGTTTGCATTCATACCCAGCAAAGAATCAAAACCAAAGGCGGTTTTCATGTCTTCTAGGATACCTGCCTTTTCAAAATCCTCTGAGGTGAGAGCTTCGTCCGTTTCTTTTGCTAGATTCTGTAGCTTTGACTTTACTTCGCGCAGTCTTTTTTCACCCGCCAGCACCTGCTTCATTTTCTCTACGTTCTTGACTTTATCCAGCGGGGACATACCACCCATGATATGATTCTGCCGCCCAAGTATCATTTCTTCTACTGACGGCATGATAACAGCATCAACATCCATCTTGCCTGCTTCATGCATCAACGCTCGTGTAGCAAACTGAATAAAATCATTCTGCGTTTCAAATGGTGGCTTTGGTATATAGTCACCTGCCTTCATCGCAGCCTTGCCGGATAAGAAGTCAGTGCCACTGGCGACCACGTCCTTGCCTGTTGCGCCCTCTGCTATGCCATACCGCTCTCTGAACAAAGAGCCAAATATAGGATCGTTAATAATCTTGTCTACTTTGTCCCCAAGGTCAGACAATGTCGGCGCTTTTTGTTTAGCATCTTCAACCATTTTTAAGGCTTTGTTTCTGTAAATGTTTGCTTGTTGTAAATCACGCATGTCCATACCAGACAGGTGATCAATAGCCATGTCCATTTTTAAATCTTTTACTAAACTGTCTGTGGTACGTTGCGTATATTTACTAACGCCTGCAAATACTGGATCTGCACTTTCGATGTTTCTTAACTCGTTTTGTAGCAGAAGAGCCGCGTCTTTAATGTCGGCGTCTACAAGATCTGAGTTGTTGTCCAACATTTCTTGTATTTCTTTGTACGGAATTCTTTTTCTGACCGTGGTCTCTCCGGCCTCGGGATCAGGCTTCATTATGTTTTTAGATTTAGCTCTCAAGTTAGGGGTGTCATAGAATATATGAGTTTCTTCCCCGTCAGCAAGCGGCCTCATCCGCGCTTCGAGTAGCTGATCTTTTAATATCCTTGACAGACGGTGAGCCAGTTTATTCTTGGCTTTTGCCCTAGTTAAAAAGTTTAACTGAGAGACCATTTCTTCCCGTCTAAACTCAGTTAATTGATCTTCAACGCCTTTTTTAAATATGTTGGAAAGAATGCCCGTTGGACGTGCGTCTGCTCTTTGAACTTTTCTTACAGCAGATTGATTGGCTTTTTCCCAGTCTCGTAAAAGATTTTTTCTTTTCTCTGCTAATATTTCCGTTTGATCCAAGTTTTGAAATAATCTGCTTTCCTGTCTTGTGAGCGGTATGTTTAACAAAACATCATCTGAAATATTGTTAATCAGTCTTTCCGCCTCATCAAGTGACTTAGCTTTGTGCATGCCCGACGTTAAAAGAAGCTTTTTCCCAACGGCATCAGCTTCCATGTCAGAAGCTTTGTTGAAAAAGATATACTTGGTATCTTCATAGACTTGCATCTGTGGCATATCTAAAAGTTCGTCAGCGTCCTCTGCAAACTTGTAGTCTTTTAACATCTGGTCGTACTGCTTCACATCTTTGCTTGCTGCCAATGTCGCATCAGCCAGACGCTCACCCGGACCGTATGGAATCCTGTCACCAAATATTCTTCCAAGAGCCACTTCAGCATTCGACACCATCTGATCATGCTCGTTCTCAGCCATCAGATTGATTGTGTCTTCGTCCAAGTCCGGGCGGTCTTTCTTCAAAGCCTTCTTTAAAGACTCAACGGACTTAACATTCCGCTGCACCTGCTCCGCTTGAGCAAATGCACGAACCAAGTCAGACTGGATCTCTTCTACCAGTAATGCTTTGATAGGCTGGTTTGTCTTGGGGTCAAGAATCTCTTGGATGCTAAATCGTATGTGCCCAAAATGCGTTGGTAGGTTGTCAGTGAAGTAGCCATGATTATCAACA